CACCTTGGTTAACACCAAATATCATCTTACCAGGATCGATATTCGGAGTTACGAATACTTTAAGACCAGCTAATGTACCAGCAAAGTATGGACCATTAATGTCTGAAACTGTAGCAGCTTGGAATCCAGGTACAAACTGAATTACAGGCATAACATCAGAAGCAACTAACATAAAGTTAGGAACAAACTTCTTAGTTCTGTCATATAATGCCATCTTGTACTCTTCTAACTTAGCAGCAAACGCAGCGTAGTGGTCTGCAAGGTTAACACCTACAGGAAGAGTTTTACTAAAGTCTTCGATACCAGCAACTGGGCTAGCAGCATCGATTAACATATTGCAAATCTCAGTATCAATCTCATAAGATAACTGACCAACAGCCTGTTCAGCAAGACCGTCAGCTAAATCAAAACCATAATCAGTCTTAGCTTGGAAAGCAGCCATCTGACTATAGAATACAGCGATTCTTCTAGCTCTAGCTTCAAGACCAATATTCTTTAATTCAGCTTTTAATGTTGGAAGAGTTTCCTGAGGAATAACTACATTATCATAGACATAAGCAATCTTCTTAACATCGCTAGCACTCTTACCTGTCTTGAAAGAAGTCTGTGTAACAACACCAGTATCAGCATTAACTGTAGCTGGATGTTCACCATCAGCATCATCAACTTGAACGCCATTAGCATCTAACAGACGAACAGCTTTAGCACCTTGCTTAAAAGCAACTGCAGTAGTTTCAGAAGTGAAACTTTCAACTGGCTCTACAACTGCCTGACCAGTGTAGTTAACATCTACATCACCTAACGACCATACACCATTAGTGAAATCGCCTTCTTTTGACTCACCCTTGGTTGTTCCTTTGACATATTCAATATAGGCTACATTACCATACATTGAGCTCATCGGTGAAACGTGAACTAAATCAAAAGCGATTAAGTTAGGAAGACCAACATTAGTTAACGCAATACAAAATCTCTTATAATCTCCCATTGCACTTCTCTGAGTACCCATTGAAGAATCAAAAGCCTCATTGAGGAACTTATTAACATTATCAAGACACTTAGCAACAGTGATCTTTCTCATGCTGTCCATCGGCTCGCCTTGATGTCTTTTCTTATATACAGCTTCTGCTAACTGTATCTTCTTTGAATATTTTTCTAATAATCTATTAGCCATTATATTTAACTTCCTTTATTTATATTATTAAATTGTCAATCATGTGTAATTTTATAAAAATGCCTCCGCTATCTTTAAGTCATATTCTGTGATTTCATCATCTGGGTTTGCCTCTACCAAACCGTTACTTACATTTTTTGCGGTAACTTTTAATCCTTCGTTTAAACCATATTGGCTAAACGGTAAATTACTCATATTGAACTTATACTCTTGTAAATCTTCACATATTGTATCTATATCATTGAAAGAATAGTTTTTAGGTAACCTATTTACGATTTCATCGGATTTTACACCAAGTCTAACCGCCTGTGATTCTATATATCTTTTTACAGAATTTTTTGCTACTCTTTGATATTTTTCTATGATCTGATTTTGTTGTTCTACTTTTTTAGCGTATTGATTTTTTAATTGTTCTAAATCTTTCTGACCAGTTTCATATTGTTCTTTTAATTGTTCTATGTCATCTTGTTTAGAATTTAATTTATCTTTATACTTGCCTAATTGCTCGTCTAAAGATTTTATTAACGAATCTTTCTTGCTTAACGATTCTTTTAAAGAAGAAATATCTTTTTTAAGACCTTTATTCTCATAATCTTTAGCAGATATAGATTCATTAAGAGTTGAGATTTTACCATCTGCTTGAGAATTAGCATCTTTCATCTTCCTCTCAGCGTTAGATAATTTCTCAGTTAAAACTTTTATCTCTTTAGTTTTCTTAGATAACTTAGATACTTTTTGTTTATAAGTATCAATCTCTTCTTTTAATTCCATTTCCTTCGCATAGCCAACTGAAAGTTTTTCTTGAAGAGTCTTTACCTTTTCTTCTAAAGATTTATTTTGTTTTAATATATTTTGAAGCTGTTCTACCATTGCCACGTCATTGTCGTCTGCAAGTTCTACAGTTTCTTCATTTCCAGCATTGATAATATCTAAATTATCAGTACCAAATTTATCAAATAACTCATCACGAGTGTATTTATCTTCAGTTAATTCCTCACTATTGTCAATATCATATGCTTGTGATGGTGTTGCATATAATTCATTACCATTATCTATTCTATAAAGGCAATCATCACCATAAGTATCAATCCAATCTTGTGCCTCACTAACAGAATTAAAATTTATTTCCTCTCCATTAGTATCTTCACAATGAACTACGGCATCCATAAAAGATCCATCACCAAGTTTAATGCCATTAGGAATAATAACTACAGCTGAATTTATATCAGATGATTCACCATTATAAGACATTGTGTATTTAAATTCTTTAGCAGTTAATGGTATCTTCTTTTTAGGAGTTATAGCACCTTCATTAAATTTATTTGAACTCTTATTTATCCTTGATGATAGTTCTGACATTAAACCATCTACATAATCATCAAATTCAGGAGAAACATCAATTTCTTCTGTATCATCATTAGATATATACATAGTATCTAAATAATCATATTTCTCTTTATCTGTCATAAATGGGTTTTTGAATATTTTCTTTGCCTGTTTTATGCCAGATCTTGTTATCTCATCTAGATCTCTGGAACCAGCCAGTATTCTATCGTTTCCATTAGGGTGTGCATGAACACCATAAATATAGGAATACATACCCATTTTAGCCTCAGTTAATGATTCATCTACATTTTCATGAGCTTTAACATAATCTAATACTTTTTTATAATCGGCTTCTTCCATAAAGAAATCTTCTTCAGAATATTCGTCATCTTCATTAGCTTCATTATACATGGTAACTGCACCATGTACTGCATCTTCTATAGATGAACCTCTTTTAATTTCGGCTAATGCTGCTTCAGCTGCACTTTGTTCAGTGCCATTTAAATCTTCCCAATATGGAGCAAAGAAATCTGTATCATCCTCTTCGTTATCTTCATCCTCAGTTAAAGATTTAGTTAAAGATTCATTAAAGAATATAGTACAGCCTGGGTCTGAATGGTGTTCATATATATCATAATCTTTTCCAGAGGCTTTTAAATCATCTATGAAGTCTCTAATAACACCACTTTCTTTTTCCATATCTTTAAATTGTTTAAAATTATGATTATACTCTACGTCTAATCTATGGAAATCAGTATCCCAAGAAGCTCTCTTTGGTTCATCATCTTCTCTAGTATCCATAGATTCATAAAGCTCTTTTGGAATTCCTCTTTTTTCAAGCTCTTTTTCTATAATCTCTACTTCTTTATCATAACCATTTTGTAAGCATATATGTCTATACTTAACAAGTTTTCTATCACCACAAGCTTTTATATTTTCACGACGTTTACCATCATGCCATAAATCCATCTTTTCTTCTGGAGTTAATGCTTCTTCAAGTAAATCTTTATCCTCTTCATCTTGTGCTACCACTTGATTCATATTATTAGATACTTCTTCTTTATTGTCTTCAGAATCATCTTCAGATTTATTTTGAAGAATCTCACTTGGCTTTGTATTAACTTTTGTTTCTTCTCTACCAACTTGTTCTTCTACTAAAGGAATATTTGAGTAATTATCATTACTTATTTTAAGATGTCTTATATTCAAAGCATCATGATAACCAGTAGAAGATAAATACTCTTTAGCTTTTTGTAGAGCATCAGATTCAGAAGAAGCACGTACTTTAATATGACCTAATAGATTATGATCTGATTCATCTGTCATATCATTATATTCATCATATAAAAATTCTATTACAAATTCTTTAGACCCATTAGAAGCTTCTGTTAAATATCTATCTATGTACTCTCTGGCATTTTTAATAGAATTTAATACGGTTTCATTATCAATCGTACCTACAATATACTTTTTAGTTTCTGGATCAAAATAGATATCCTCACCATTATAAGTTTCTACAAATTGATAGTTATCACTTAGATCTAATTCATCAATAGCCTCTTCCATTATTTTTCTATCTTTATCAGAAGCACTATTTAAAGCTTCACTTAATATAGATCTAATATTTGTATTGGTAGAAGTCTTTGAATTTAAACTTTCTGTAAATTGTAATCTTGCATCCTCACATGCTGGAATTAATACAAGGTCAAAAGCATTTAATGTATATGTATCAGGATCTACAGATTCTTCTCCTGAGAAATCTTGTATAAGATCTCCTTCTCCTCTTGAACTGATCCCAAACTTAAAACCATATTTTCCTAATTGATATGCAATCTGTCCACATGGTGTATCTAATATATCAACAGATGCAACTAAGTGTCCGTTTGAATCTTTCTTAGGAGGCTCTGGCATCATAATAGCAATTTTAGTTGGATCAGTTTCTGATCTATCTGCAGGATGCTGTAATTCACCTGGTAAACCACCATTAGAAAACATTTCTTTAACTAATGGTGAATCAAATGCCTTTTCCCATAATTTATCTGAATACTTACGTCCATTTCTAGTGCCCTTTGTAAAACTAGCTATTGGTCCTGATAATCTAGCTAATATACCTCTAGCTTGTTTTTCTTCTGGACTTAATTCTTGAAATTGTAAATCTTCATGTTTTAATGATTCTAACATTATAATTTATAGTCCTTATACAGTAATATAAATACTGCTAATTCTATGTAAACTCTCTGTTATACTATATTACTTTTAGTCCTTATAAAAACGTCTATCACGATACATTTTCTTTAGCTGCTTTCTTCTGCCTATCTTAGCGGCTTTTCGTCTTTTTTCACCCTTGCTAACGTAGTACATTCTATCTTGTACTTCTTTCATAATACCTTCGTTAGCAACTTTTTTTCTAAATAATTTTATTGCAGCTTCTACATTATCAGCACAAGCATCTCTATATTCAGCCTGTGATTGATAGTCATTTTTATTAATCTTCTTAACGTAAACTTGTGCCAAGTTTAATCACTTCCTCTCTTAGTTATATTTTGTAATTATATACTAATTTAGCAATAAATTCAAGTATTTTTATCGTGTAAAATTTGAATTTATTACTTCAATTTATTATTTACTTATCTCTTCCATAAACTTTAAATCTGCTTTGAATAACTCTAATAACTTTTGACACTGTATTATATCGCCTGTCTTATAATAATGTAATAAGCACTTAGAAATTTCATCAAATCTTGCTTGTTTTAAGAATGAAATATCATCTAATAATTTATAGTATAATAATACCTGTTGCTGTAAAGCACCTAAACAACAAATAAGTTCTTTAGGTTCTAAAGACGTTTCATTAACTATATTTTTATATAACTTAGAATGTCCTTGATTATAACTCTTTCTTAACTTCTCATAAAAACTTCTAAGGTTCAACTCTTTGTTATCATTTATGTACCTTATAATATCAATAGTAGGTTGAGAAGATATTACTAATTTCTTAATATAGTTATCTATTTCTTCTGTTTTATCTGGTAAATTTTCTTTTAACTCAACTAGCAGTATCAAACAATCATTTTTAGTTATCATTCTATATTCTCCTTGGCATAGCCAAATTTTATCTAGTCATACTCTTCTATTTTTAAAAAGCAATTAGGTTTAATTACCCCATGATACTCAAATGTACTATCATCATCTAATACATTTTCGTCTTCAATTAATTTTGAATCATCTAGCCTACTTGTATCTATATATATTATATAGATACCAGAATCATATATTTCATCATCTACTTCAGCCGCTTCACAGTAAGAAGCGGCCACATCTAAATCATTTGCTAGATATACACAATTATCTTTTGAATCAGAATAATTTTGTGTATTATTTGGCATCAACCCATTAGTAGTTATATTATCTAAGTAATAACCAAAAGTAGCATGATATAAAACATCTGATTCTATACTTTCTCTAATATATAATCTATAATCAATCATTATTCAGACATCCTTGGCATAGCCAATAATTTATTTACATTTTATAACTCTGTGAAATCACCAGCACTTAAGTCAGCTGGGGATGGTAAACTGTCACCTGAAGAAGTATCCATATCAGTTTCACCACCAACATCATTATCAATATCACCAAAATCTGATTCATCTCCAAAATCAAAGTCTGAATCCATTCCGGCTCCACCAGAACCACCACCTATGTCACCAAATAAGTCATCATCCCCAAATTCATCATCACCTGCATCAGGAGTTTGTTCTTCATTAGCACTCTCTAGGCTTTCAATAGTTTCTTGTATAAGACTTATAACTTCTTGGTTAGATATAACTTTTGATAATAAAGCTTTTAGTATTTTTAACTTAATGATAGGATCTTCTATATCACCTACCATTCTCATTAAATCATCTGTTATCTGAATTTCAGAAGATAAACTATCTCTCTTATCTAACTCTTCTTGTGTAACTGGCTCTTGCATCTGTAATGTAAACTTATTTACATAAGAGTCTAAACCTCTGTCTATTAGAAGAATATTAACTACGTCAGTTAACATTTGTCGTATAGTAGCTTGAACTCTTTTTACAGTTTTAGCATACCTGGAAGATACTATAGATAATGAAGTACCACCGTTAAATCCTGTAGCATCATCAGTATCTCCTAAATACTGCTTTGGAATTTTCATACTTCCATAGAACTTATTCTTAAAATAATCTATATCAGCAATATCTTTAACATTTACATCACCACCAATTTGTTGAGTATTTATAGCACCAATACCACCTCTGGTAGGAACATAAATATTATTTTCCATAGAGCCTGGATTTGTATATTCAGATATCTTATCCCCATCGCTTAATGAGGTTTTTTGCTCTACTAATGTTTTAACTCTTTGCAGATAAGGTTGAACTCTTTCTTTAGGCATATCTGCAACTTCCACTTCTATAACTCTTAATATAGAAGACTTGGTTAATCTATTTAATAATAAAGCATTTTCAAGAAGCATCATCTGACGCCATATCTTATAAGAGCTAAATAATAAAGATTGTCCTCTGTTTACAGTATAGGTATTTGAATCACTATCTTTAGATAAATCTTCACCATTAAATATCTGTACTTGTTCAGGTATTCTCGGTGTATCATCAGTTAAAGCTGCATGCACATAACTTACTGCATTATATACTTCTACATCTCTCTTACGCATTTTATATAAATAGTAAGAAGAAATAATAGGATTATCTTGCTGATGAAGAACAGGTAACGTATTTGTTTTTATGTAAGCATAACTCTTGCCGAATTTAGTTAATTCAAACATCTCTCCTGGGTTGTAAACCATTTCAACAAAATTAACTAATCTATCATCTTTTCTATATGCTTTTACAATTACATTCTCATCAAGATTCTGTTTTTCTGACGGTACTTCACTTATATTATTAAACTTTTCATTTAACACACTCTTATCTTCGTCTTTTAATAAATCATCATCAAAATCAGATTGTCTGAATAGCTTTAAATATAAATCCCCATACTTACATAATGAGTATACCCATCTATATATATTCTTTTCTACATTCAAACTATTTAATAAGAAAGTAACATATTTAGCAATATTAGCATCATCAGATTCAACCCAAACTGTTTGACCTTGTTCGTTTTGTTCTGTAGCGTCTTCTGCATATATTTCTAATATAGCAGATACGGTGGAATCTTGAGCCATGGTATCTAAGACTTGATATAAAGTTTCTCTACTATTTGATAGTTGTGAAAAACTATTTATAGTTGTTATATCAATACTAGAAGAATCCCCTAAATTTGCTATATCCTTAAAAAAGTCATTATCTGTATCCACACCTATATTAGTTTCTGGTACTGGCATGGGATTTATTTTTTGACCTATCTTATCATTTTCTTTATTAAAAATGTTGTTATCTACTTCTGCCATTTTATCACCAACTTAGTATCATTCCACTTCTTTATATTATTAAACAATCACCATACAGCATATAATCTGTTGTAGAAGCCCCTAAACCAAAATCTGTATAATTATTATCTTTTCTTTTTAGGCTTTCACCAAAAGCGTTTGCTGCTCTTTTTAATTCATCTTCAAAATCTATCATAAGCTGCTTGCCTTCATCTTTTATCGTATTTTGTTCAGAAACGTCTACTATGGTATCTAATGTTTCTCCAAATTCAAAATCAAATTCTTCTCCATGCTGTGAAGCGTTCCATATTGCACCACAAAGAGCATCAGCAGAGTCCTTTGAGTTTATACCACTTGGAGTATGATCTATCTTACCATTTGAATTATTTCTTTCTAATCCTAATAATTCTTCTGTTAGTAGAGTATTTTCAAATAAAGTTAATCTCTCTTCATAGATAGTATTTTTTAAATATTGGTAAGGTTGACAAATATTGTCTTTAGTTTTATCAACGGATATCGTCTCAACTTCAAATCCTTTACCTGCAAGTTGTTGTTTCATATCTGCAGATTGGAAAGAGTCGAATGATACTCCTCGTATATTAAAACCATTATCCTTTAACCAATAAATAAATTGTCTATTTTTTTCAAAACTTATCTGATAACCTTTTGGAGCTTTTATAGATACTACAAATGCTGGTTGAAAAAATAGTTCTTTAGAAGGAGGCTGTCCTTCAACTGGAGGCTTCTTTCCTTTTATCCAAACACCTGCAATACCTGTCTTATCTCCAGATATAGACATATCTAAATGTATGTATAAAGGATATTGTAATAAAGTTTTATCTATACTATCTAAATCAAAATGATCGTAATACTGCGTATTATCTTCTGGATTATTACCAATCTCTAATATATCATTTGAGAATGGATTCTTTAATGTATTATTTTTTATTGCTGCTATTCTTGGACCTGATAAATACCTACTGCTACTTGTTGTTGATATACCAGCAATATCGGTTAATGCAATATCAATATCATCTATAAAGTTTTCATAATACCCAATTGGTACATCTAATATTTTGTAACCCCTATCACGATATATTTGTATATCTTTCTCAGTAGCAGTTAGTGGTACTACTTCTGATGCTAAGAATTTATTCCCTATTGCAACCTTAAAAGTAACAGAACTTTTTTTATCTTCTCTTATAACCCACTGTGGTTCATCTACAACATACGTTGTTTTACTTTCATTTTTCTTCTTATTCTCAATGAAAGTTTCCATATAAGATTGTTCTGTTCTTTTTGAAGAAGCAAGAATTAATAGAGTAGGATTTTTATCACCTTTCATAAATCTGGACTGCATACGAGCATTTGCATTATTAACTAATGCTTTTGCTTTTTCCTTTTGTTTCTCAACATCTTGATTAGGTTGAAATGAAACTTCATCAAAAAACGCACTAAATACTGCACGACCAATTATATGTCTACTTAATGAACCAGCAATAAGTTCTATATTCTTACTTGGACTCCACTCAATATTTATATCCCCTCTTACAGACCCTTTTGATAAAAACCATTCAGATGACTGTAATAGTTGTTGCATTTTATCCCACGCTACACCTTTACTTGCATCCAATGTTATATTCATAACTGCAAAAGTAATTTTGTCTATAGGTTGTAGACCATAATATACATAAGGATCTTTTAGGCATAACATTCTGTATAATTCATAGAGCATGCATAAAACAGCTACAAAAGATTTACCAATACCAATTGATCCAGTAAGAGCTAATGTATTATACTGTGCAGGAAGTAAAGGATCTGGAAATATAATCTTTAGCATATCTTCCCAATAAGTATAAACTGTAAACTTTCCTTCATCATTTATTAAGCCTTTACCGAGATATTTTTTATCTCTTAAAAAAGTTTCAATATCTACTGGTATTTCTTCGTAATCTTCTAATAATAATTTATTATATTCTTCTGAAGCGCCTGAGTCATATATCTGGTCTAATATTTTAAGAACTTCTTCTTTTTCTTCTCTACTTAAATTTTCTAATTCTTTAAGGTTATCTATCATTCTAGTCTATCTATATCTTCCAACCATCTTTTGTGTATACGTATGCCATTGCCATCTTCCAACCATCTTTTGTGTAGACATAAGGCATTGCTAATTTCCAACCATCTTGTGTGTATACATAGGTTGTAGTATAATACTCATAATAAGCATATAAAGTTAATTTATGATCTTTAAAATAAGAATAATCAAATTTATCTATAATTCCAGATACAGGGTAAATAGTAAAAGACTTATTAGTGTCGTTGCTTGATGCAGATGTATGTTTTCCACTAGATGAGCTTTTACCTGGATCTTCTATGTCTAAAGGAGTTGTAGACCATCCAACTAAATTATATCCAGGCCAAGCAGTTGTAGGAGTGAACTTTTGTTCACCATTTGAATTTGTTAATGCTTTTGACATATTAAACTTAGAATCAGTATAATATGCTTCATCACCTGTAAATATTCGTTTATCTCCATTAGGATTATTAAATATAAATTCTATTCTATTGGCATCTGCTTCTCTATATGGAGAAAAACTTACATGGTTACTTGAGCCTTTAACCCATTCTGAACAATCACTATTAGCTTTATATTTAACTTTTTTATCTGGCAACAGTAACCAATGCTTAAAAGAATACCCATCTACTTTATACTTACCTTTTAAATGAGTATCTCCATTAGGCATTGATGTAGGTGTACCATAAGTATGTTTTATCTTATAAGATGGATTTGGAGATTTACTTCCTTTATCCCAGAAATAATAATAAATAGTCTTAGGACGCCATACAGCATAATAAGTTATACTTTTTTCAACACTATCTATTTTATGACCTGTAGAAGTGTCTACCTTAGCCGCTTTTATATTTTTTAAAGTATTACTATACTTTTTTGTCGTCCAACCTTTAAAATCATAATAACTAGACGTTGGAGATAACTTAGGTATAGTAAAAGAATTTTCATCATAAACAGAATATTCTTTTTCATACTTATTAACAACACCTACAAATTTTATAGTGTGCTTTACATTTTTAGGAATAGATAAAGTACCTACTTTGGTTTTATCAACAACACCAGTACTTCTTGGTTCGTAAGCATCAGTATGCTTAACCCATACTCTTTTGTTTTTGTACCAAAAATCTATCTTATCTGTATCGTTTTCTACTGTCATCGTAAATGAATCAGACACAGTAGCTTTATCATTAGTACCTCTAGCCTGATATGTTTCTGAAGATCTTTTGTTGTCTTTAGGAGAATAAATGCTGGCTTTATTATGACGTGTATTATAATGATACATATCAGTACCATTAGACCGTACCTTTAATTCCCATTTAATCTTAACTTTATTACCTTTACGGGAAACAAAGGTTATTTCTAAATCTTGTCTTTGTCCTGGTCTATATCCAGCATCATCCCAATGTTTTTTAATGCTTGACATTATTATAGAATCCTAAACCATACTCTGCCATAATCTGGCTGATTATCAACTTTTACCGGTGTTGAGTATAAATATCCAGGTGTACCATTTAATTTTGGATCGGCAGTAGGTATACTTTTACCAAAATAAAATCCTAAATTTCTTCTAGCTTGGTATTGTTCTGTAGCACTAGTACCACCATGAGTAACTGGAATATACCAATTATCAGGTGTTCTATATAGTCTACCTTTTTTACACCCTATTCTATCTGGGTCAGTGTCATCATTGGCTTCCCCAGTTCCACCTAACATTATAATATTAGAAACCTCAGGATATTTATTATCTATAACAGACAACCCTGTAACATGTGGTCTATTTATAGAAACCATGTTTTCTATCGAATCACCTTGATTACTGCTAATAGTGCTATTCGTTATATTAAGATTTCCAATATCACCAACTTTAGGACCACCGGATCTATGAACAAACTTACCACTGAGTTCATTTAATAAATTATAATAAGTTCTTGCAGATAGGAATGAGTTATAGCTTTGCTTATCTCTCCTGAATATAATATTATTACTATAGTATCCACCTAGACTATTTACAGATCTATAGCAAATAGGTATAAAAAATCTTCTTGCTTGCA